ACAGTCCTCGACCACAAAAAACCCTTGGCAGTTTCCCGCCAAGGGCAAGTCACGGGAGGAAACGATCAATGACCGCATAGCCATCCTTGCGAGAGCGTGGCCGCCCAGCAATGCACAGCTCAAGGCCAGCTCTTCATTGCCCAGCTTGCCAGCAACGCCGAGTTGTTGGGATGCACGCCGTCGCGCGTGGCAAAATTTCCATTGAGGGCGATCCAACCGTCATGCCATTCAAACGCCACTTGCTTGACCACGCTCGCCACGCTCCACGCATAAGGCAAAATCCATATGACCTGACGCGCCGTGATCTTGGCCCGCAGCTTGCGCAGATGATCCGCCAAGCGCGGGTCGCCCAGATCGTTGGACCCCAGCGAGATGATCACCTTGTCAAAGCTAAGCTGCGTTACCCGCGCCTCTTGATCCCTCGACGTCCGCCCGCCCTTTGCCGCCAGCGCGCAAGGCGTGAAGCCTGAAATGCCAACGGCGATGCTGTCGCCCACCACCACGCAATCCATCATGGCGCGCTCCCATTGCACCACGCATCGCGCCGCGCGTTGTTGGTCTTGACCTCGCCAATGGTCTGGTCCGTATCCTTCTTGGACCAGCTGACGTCCCGCCAAACGGCGCAAGCGGAACGGTTAGTCCCGACTGTTCCTATCGGGATTGCGCAGCCCGTCACCAGACAGCCGCAAATTATCACCAGCACGAAGCGCATCTTGTGTCCTCCTCAATGCGTCAGCCGTCGCCTCTGCCTCGACCTGAGCCACAGCGTCCGACCTGATTTTCCAGTAGGTTCCAACCAGCAACGACACCGCCACAAAAGCGATCAGCGCGTAGCGGCCAATGGGGGAGAAGAGCAGGGCAATCATACGCCATGCTCCTGCATGTGTTTGCTGCGCCAATACCAAATGGCCGCGCCGATCCCCACCACAGCCACCATGATCAAGAAGTTTGGCGAGCGGATCAGGTTCATGATCTGATCAAAGACGTCGTTGGCCTGTTGCACTTGGACCACCACCTCGTTGACAGCCCCGACGCTGCCGAGCGCGCCGATGGCGATGGCTCCGTTGCCCTGCTTGCTATCGAGCATTGTCTTGGGTGGCGGGGGCGCAGCCTCCACAGCAGGCGGCTCCGCCACAGCGGCGATAGGCCCAGGAATTTCCTCGCGCAGCCACAAAGCCTTGGCGCGAGCGAGGTTCACCCTCCGATCCTCCAGCCCATTGATCCCGCCGTTGATCTTCTTGGTGATGGCCAGCACGTCGTCGGCGTCAGCCAGCGCGTTGAGTTTGCGGCTCTTCCAATACTCGCAAGCGATCAGCAAGGCGACGTCTGGCTTTGCGGCCAGCTCTGGATTGATCACCAAGTCACGCCCGATTCGTTTGCTCATATCCGCATAGTTGGCGCGGCCCGTCAGCTGGAAGATGCCGCGACCACGGAACAGATAGCCGTCGCCGTCCTGCGTGTTGCCGAGGTTCTTGCGCCCCTCGTATTTGGTTTGAGCTGGCGTCGGCCCCCAGATTTCCGTCAGGTATTTGAACCCGCCCGACTCATGCGCGGCCTGCGCCCAAAAGTGGCAGCGGCGCAGCGGCGTGTTGATCTCATACTTTTCAAAGAGGTCGGGGCACGCCTTGGCCAACGCCGTCACTGTCTCCAGTTTTGCGTGCGGCCCAAGATTGTGCAACTGATCTGCAAGGTCGCTCATATCACCTCCTTAAGATGAACACGGAATAAAGCAGGAACCCAAGAATGCCGATCAGGATCACCACCAGAAAGATCACAGCCAGAGTCTCGATCATGGCTTCGCGGTCTTTGGCTTCTTGTTCTGCCTCGGCCTTCATTTGTTTGCGGATAAAGATGACGTTGCGTTGGATGTCGTCCCAAGCGTTCAGCCCATACTCGCTGATGATCATGCTTTTGACTTTGGCCTCGATGTCGAGAGCTTCCATCTTTGCGGTGTAGGCTTCGATGGCTTGCGCTTCCGCCGACCCTTTGGTGCGCCAGCCCTTTGGTTGATGAGCAATCTTTGTGAGTTGACCGACCCCGTTCATCAGATCAGACAGCGTCCCCGCGACAGAGGACAGCTCTCGGCCAATCTCCACGGACGCCTTAATGGTCGAGTGGGCGGTCTTGATCGCGGCCAGAATTGTCAGCGGGTCCATGCTTTTGCTCTTTCAAGTCTCTCCAAGCGATTACAATTCGAATGCTCAACAGCAACAGCCCGCCAAACAACGTCATCATTTGCGCCGCCTCCGCCAGATGCACGACCCAAAGCGGCATAGTGATGGCCCCCGACGCAATGGTCGTATCCAGCACCAGCTTTGTCTCTGAAATGTTCTGGAGATTGTCAGACATGATCAGAGCTCCGCACTAAGTGTAGTCGGTGTAGTAGTCCTATAAAAACAGTTACCCGCAACCGTGGAAATCGCATCAAAAACTACTGTATTGATGGTTGTTGTAAGTGTTGGAGAGGGAACATTTTGTACACTCCATCCACTTGCACTTGCAGTTGGTGCTGTTCGCATAGTTACTGGCAAAGATATCGTTGTCTGCAAATTATTACCAGCAGCATATGCCAAGTATGCGGTCATATAGACATTGTTTATCAACTGATAATACCGTTGGCACAGCATCAACTCCTGCCCATACTGCCGCCGCTCAAAGGGCGTAGCGACCGATCCTGCTTCAAGCTGGATATTAGTTATGGTCAAAGTGCCTGTAGTAATGCCGACGGCTGCACGAAATTCAATGCGCAAACCGTTTGATGCACCAGCTGGCAATGCCACTTGAAACGAATATGTTGTAGCTGTTGGCGATATGGTGATTGTGCTTAGCGCAACATTGGTGACCGAGGTATAGTTATCTGATGCAGTTGGAAAATCTATCGAATAGGTCAAGGTTGTGATCGACGATGATTTTACATTAAGGCTAATGGTTACGGTTGTTCCCGCAAGATCAGCAATGTTATTGCTTTCAATCTTTTGTCCAATAACTGCATAACTGTTGCTGGCCGCTCCTGTGATTTGCAATCCAGATGGACCTGACACACGCTGGTAAGCAAGCGCAGCACCGAGCGTAAAACCATACCAGCGGTCAACGGTATAAATCTGCGAGCTGACTGATACGCTAAGCGATGCCCCCGCATTGCGCTGGTCAATCCGCATATCGCCATTGATGATGCGGTTGCGCATGGACAGCGACCCACCCTCAAAGGCCAGCTTTGAATTAGACACAAGCCCGGATGAATTGAGAAGGCCCGCGAGGTATGTTGCCATCGACATTGCGTTAGCCTTTCTGGATGTTAATGAGGCGACTGTTAGGTTCTAAGGCGACAAAGGCGTGATAGACGCCGGGCTCCCAATCAAGCAATGCACCAGTCTTAATTTCAGTTTCCCATCCATCGCCGCTGGCTTTGAACGAACCACGCGCTACGATTGAGATGTGAACATCAAGCTCGGTGTGCGTGTGCCGCTCAAGCTCATCGCCGACGTTGTCAAAATCGTAGATTGTGCCGCGCAGTTTACCAAGCGCAAGAGGACTAGGATGCAACAATGGTTGGGCCTCCCTCGATAATTTGTTCAGGCACGGTTATTGGCGCGACATATTCGACGGGTGGAGGGTTAGGCGTAAACGTCCAGCCGGGTGGATCAGCCACAACATACTGCCCGTCTGGGGCAGCAGGCGGCTCTTGCTTCAGCCAATACATTGGCACCTCAGCATCGTCTTCGATCTGCTGCGTCTCGCCTGTCAAGTAGGCTGTATATTGATGGTAACGATAGATCGTGATCATCATTGCCCTCACGTCTTGATGTAATTGTAGACAAGCATTTGATTTGATGAGTTAGTTGTCGTGATAGTTGGCACAGGGAATTGCGTGGCTGCCGTGTAATTATACAAATCAGAGGCAACGCTGCGCAGCGGTGTCGCGCTATCATAGCCGTAAAAACGAGTGCCAGTAGATGGCGTTGCAGAGATGTAAGCCTGTGGGTATCCTGTTACTTTAGTCGGGGTTAGCCAATTAATTAAATCAAGGCTAATTGTAGTTTGCGACGTATAAGCATTGGCGTTGCCACGAATACGAACTGTTGGGCCGCCTGTTGCGATAAGAGACCAAGAGCTTGCTGCGCCTGTTGTGCTGGTCCAAATATTGCCAGAGTTGGTCGTAATGATATAGCGACCATTGACATAAGAGATGCCGCCAGCAGTATCAGAAATTGCGCCAGTTAAAGTGACGCCCATTGTTGACGTAATGTCTGTCCACGTTAGTGCATCTGTAGAATAGTAAACAGTGAAGACGCCATTAAGGCTCGACAAAATAACAGCACTTGTCGAACTTGCAGCAACGTAAAGAATATATTGATATGATGAATTAGAAGGAATTGTAGTTGAGTTTATGGTCCATGTGATCCCATCAGTGCTGGTATGTATCCGCAAATAAGCAGGACCGAATGCGCAGCAAGCCCCCGTATTATAAGAATTTGATACTCCAATAAACCGATTGCCTGTAGATCCAAAAGCCAAATCATTGAAATTATAACTATTAGTTCCCACGGAACCAGAAGCACGGTGCGTCCACGTCACCAAATCAGGGGATGTGACAACATAAGTAATTGCGGAGTTAGGGGCATATGTTGACGTCATTACATAAATGCTGTTTCCATAAGCAACATAGTTTTTGTTCATTGTAGGGTAAACATTTCCGCCTGCGCGCAACGTCCATGTTGTTCCGTCTGTGCTAGTTTGCAATCCATTGGCGAGTGCCCCAGCAGCGGATGAGCTGGCTGTTCCTGTGCGAAACAAAACATTGTTTGCAATTTGAATTGGATAGTAATTGTTTGCAATGGCATTGGTGTTAGCCAAGAAAGTTTGCACAGGCGCGACAGGCGTGCCGATTAAAGCGGCAAGGGCTGGATATGTAGTGCGTGTGTAGATTGATCCGTCGCAACGAAGATACCCTGTAAGCGATGATTGCACGCTTGTCTGGATATTGCCCACTGCGTTAACCACAGCCCATGTGCCGTCGCCGCGCAAAAAGGTTGTGCTGTCAGCCGTGCCAGACCCAAGAACTGCAGGAGCAAGATAGCCACTGGAAACTGCAGATGCTGGAATGCTTGCTACATTAAACGTGCCGTAGCCAATAATGTCTACGTTGTCGCCAGAAGCAGCAGCGGACAGCAATACAATTTGCGTGCCACTTGTGTCGGTAAAGTCAACTGTGCGCGTTAATTTTGCACCATTGCGGAACACATCAACGTAGCCGCCAATGTCATACACGGCAGCAAAAGTGGTTTGCCCAGAAGTGGCTGTGTAATTGTAACGAGCCGATGTGCCATTGACTACAGATGCAGCTGCTACCCAACCAGTTCCATTCCAAACTTTCATGATGGAAGAAGAGGTGTCATAATACAAATCACCAGCCGTTAAAACGCTGCCGTTGCCATCAGTTGTAGGAGCAGTTGCGCTTCCACCAACGTAAGTTGATTTGAAAGAAGTCAACAAAGCCGCCGCAGATGTGGCCGACGTTGAAGCTGCTGTTGCCGATCCAGCCGCTGCCGTAGCTGAAGTTGCCGCCGCTGAAGCATATGAAGCTCCAATAGCATTGTTGGCATCGGCATAGGCTTTTGTCACTGCATCCGTGCTAGCCGTAGGCGTGCCAAGGTTAGTGATCCTATTGCCTTTGGCCAGATAGGCACCAGACCCGTCAACGTCGCTGGTTGCCAACTGTGGAGCGCGAGCAAACCCATCTCTGATTTGCTGAACCATAGCAACAAGTTTGGAAAGAAATGTGTTAAGCGCGCCAATTTGAAACGGGCCAGTGATCGGAAGCTCGGTCGTGCGGTTGTAGGGCACAGCGCGGACAATGGAAATGGCGTCGCCCGACGTTGCACCGCTTGTCAAAGTGACGGTTAGCCCGCTAGACGCCCCATAATTGGTAACGGTGTAGTTAGTGGCCAGCGTCAGCAGCGCGCCGTTCTTGTAGACTTTGAGGTCGCTGGCGTCAAAGCAAACGAACGACAAGGAAAAAACGGTCTGGCCGCTGGTCGCCACATAGTCGGCGCGAGCAGTGACGTCATTGATTGTAATGCCCATGGTCGGCCTCCTACCTGTTTATTCTAATCAGAGCGATTTCAGACAATGCACTGGTGCGTCAGAACATCTTCTCTTGCCCATACATGGCCGCTTCTTGGCCCCACTTAAAAACATTTGAAAGATAGGGGATGTTGTTCAGCGGCACGGCACGACGGATCGTGTTAGCCCGCTGGTCCCGCGACATGTAGGGATCGGTGAAGACGTCGTAGAGTTTGACTGCCGTGCTGCCCACCGCTCCAAATGGCGTTGTTGCAAGGTCAACGTCAGGATGATGCGAACGGAAAGCAGGTTGGAGGCCGAGCGCAGGACGCAGGCCGTAGGTGTTGTTGGTGCCAAACTCGATGGTCTTGTTAATGTCGGTCAGGCCAGCCGCCACGCCCGACAGTTCAAACGCCGTGGTCATCTTGTCGAGAAACGACATCTTGTCCCATTGAGCGTCGGAGGATTTCATCCACGCCGACATGTAGCCCATGCCTGTCAGGGCAATGATCCCGCTCATGACGCCGGAGTCGCGCCCTTGCAACGCCGACAGCAGCACCTTGTTGTTGGCCGCGATGCCCCACGACATGAACTGAAACGGCAGTTTCAGCATAGCTATGTCGCGTTTGGACCCGTCTTTCCCATAGAGAAAACCTTGCCCAATGTCGGTCTTGTCGGTTGGCCCAGGCGTTACGATAATGCGCCTGTTCTCGCCTTGCACCGCGCTGGCAAACTTAATAGCAAGCTCTTGGTCTTCCCACTTGCCGAGGTTCGGCACGTTGAGGTAGGTGGCCTTTTGAATGGGCATGTCCATCATGGCTTTGGCAATGCCCTCGTCGATGCCATAGGCCGCGAGGTTGCTGGCCAGCCGCTTGTCCGCTGCGCCGCTTGCCAACGTCCTGATGTCCTCGATCATAAAATGCGAGGACATGACCATGGTGTAGTTCTTCAGCATGTCCGTGATGTGGGCCAGCCCGCTCATTACGAAGTAATGGCCTTGGGCAAAGTTGTTAAAGCCGCCCGTTTTCTCGCTCATCCATTTTGCCAAAGGCGTCTGGGTGGCGCGGCGTGGGCCGTGATCGGCCATCCAGTTCGCTGCCTGCATTCCATGCGAGACGTCCCAGCCTTCGTTGATCAGGGGGCGCAGATCGCCCAACACGGCTTTGAATGTGTCAAATTGGCCGATCAAGCCGTTCAGCGTAAAGCCGATCATGCGGTCGAGTCCATGCACCATGATAGGACGGGCCGCTTCTACAATAGCGGATTTAACCACACCGCCCATCAGGGCCGTGTTGACGAAATTGACCGCCGTGTCAATGACAACGCGGTCCGCCGTCAGAGCCAAGCCTGCGCCCATCCGCATCTGCGCGGTGCGCATGAGAACTTCGATGTCGCGGCTCCAACCCCGCATGGCCTGCACGTATTCGTCCTTCGAGCCCTTCCATTCCTTAGCCGCTTGGATGTAGGCGTCGTGAATGGCGTCCTTGGCGAGCGGGTCGCCCTTGAACATGCGGCTGTATTCGATGCCTGTGCCGCCGCGCTGCGCGTAATTGTGGATCAACTGAGAGACGTCGGTCTCCACAAAGTCAGCAATCTTCTCGCCGCTGATCGAGAGCTGGCGGTTGCGATTGTTCGACCAGCCCAGCCGCTCGCTGGTGGTGCGAATGACGTCCTCGTCCTTAGTGATCAGCGCGCCAATGAAAGCGCGCGCGCCCTCGGCGGGGGAAGGATGGTGCAAATCGGAAGGCACGTCTTTGAAATGCTGCTCGAGGATAGCGTTCAGCCGCTGCGGGCCAGCTTGATCCTGCAAGACTTTCTCGACGTTCCACTGGTGCGGAAGGTAATTTTTCTCGTTGGACGGGCCAGCAAACTTAATATCGCCGCGCATGATCTTGGCAAGCAGCTCGTCGCTCTCCGCGTGCAAAGCGTCCAGCGCAGGGCTGCGGCGTTCGGCTGCGGCTTTGAGGTTGTCCAACGCCGTCTGAAGCTCGGGCGCACCCTGCAAGAACTGGTCGAGCGTTTGTCCGCCCGTCTTCCAGCGGGTGGCGAACAGCTTCTCCATCTCGACAGCCGTGCCGTCGCGCCCCGTAACCGTGCGGTAAAGGTTGGCCCATTGGTCCGCCACGCCCTTGAAGACGCTCTCGATGGCGGTAGTTGGCGCGCGGTCCGTCGTCAGCCAGCTCACGCCTTGTTCGGCAAACCACTCGACAAAGTCCGCCCGATAGGCCTGATAGTTGGCAGGCAGGCTTGAGAACGCTTGATCCCTCTCCCCTGTGAGAACCGCCGTGTTGTCAACTTGATGCAACGACTTGTTGTCAACGCCGCGCCGCCACGCCTGATAAGCGTCCTGCACCGCCTTCTTCTCGGCTGGCGCAAGGTTCATGAAGATGTTGAAATCCACTGCGTGCGAGAACTCATGCAGGAACACCACGAGGTTTTCCATGGGGTTGTGATGCACGTTAAGAATCATCTCGCCGCCCTTAGAAACGGCGTCGGAGTAATTCATGTCGCCGCCGCGCAGCGGATTAACGGGGTCTCCCATCCAGACTTTGACTTCCGGTATGTCGAAATGCCCCGCCAACAGGTTGGACAGGTCTTGCAGTTGCGCCAAATGCTTAGGCACGTCGATAGTGCCGGGCGAGTCCGCGCGGCGCGGGCCGTGCTGATCAAACACCGAATGCCAGTCTTTGTCTCTGGGCTCCGCCGCCGCTGGATCTACCTCGCCGCCGCGCACTGTGCTTTCAACGGGTTTGACCTCTGGGCTGGTCAGGCTGTCCAGCAATTCCATTTGCTCGGGCGTCAGCTCGTGGCCGCTGGCGAGGCGCGCTTGCAGCTCGTCGGCCAACTCTTGACGGATGCGTTTGTCCGCTTCGACCGTCGCCGACAGAGCGTCAAACTTCACTTGCGCGTCGGCCTGCGTGTTGCGCACGACGTCCATGTTGCGGTCCACAATGGCCGCAAGCTCTGCGTCGGACGCAATGCGGTCGTAGTCGATCCGCTTCACGCGGGACACAACGTCAAACAAAGCGCGGTTGGTGGCCAGAAGCTGGGCTTCCTCTGCCTGCGTGCGGGTCGCCAGACCCTCCAGACGGCGGTGGTCCTTTGCCAGACTGGTCAGGCGATTGCGCCATTCCAACGCCTGACGGCGGGCGTATTCTTCGGTTTTGATCCAGCCCGTATTGACTGCCTCGATCTCCGCCTGCTTGAAGAACCCGTCCACTATGGGCAGGGCCTTGCCGATGGAGTCGCGCATGGCTTCTCCCAAGACCTTGCCGTTGATTTCCGTAGGGATTTCGCCGCTGGTGCGAGCGTGGAACACCGCCTTGTTGAAGTCTTGGAAGGTGATCCGTCCGTCATCAGCACGGCGCAGCAGCTCCCGAGAAGCGTCCGCCGTGCGCTGCGCCGTGGCTCGCACGTTCAAACCACCGATGGTCATCGACTCGCCACCGCTCAACGCGCTGATCCACAGGCTTTCCATTTTTGCGTAGGTGTCTTTGGACATGGCAACCCAGCGGCCTGAGCGCAGGAACGCCGACTGCATGGTCGCTAGTCCCTGCTCGTTGCCTTTGGTCTTGATCGAAAACTCGCCGCCAATGGCTTCCGCCAAATCGCCAAGGGCTTGAAACCCCGACGACACCAGCCGCATGAATGGGTTAGAGCTGCCCGCAATGACTTCCGCACCATACGCCGAAGCAATGCCAGCTCCGCCTTCTTTAGTCTCGCGCACTTCGTAAGTGGCGTTAGGCAGGATTTTGGGAGCTTGTTCTTCCGCAACAGCCCCCGTTTCAGACGTGACGTGGCCTGCGATCTTGGAGGCAGCCCCCTCGCCCTCGCCCGCAGGGTGAATGTTTGCCGCCAGCGGCATACCCTCAGCAGAACGCGCGCGGGTCTCCAACGGCACGATGCCAAACATTTCATCTTTGGCGCGTTGTTCGGCAATGAACTCGGAGCCCAAACGTCCAGCCGCCTCGGTGCCCATCCTGCCGACGAAGCCGCCAATGAACGCGCCGAAGAACGCAGCGTATTTCATCTTGGCCAATTCTTCGTCAATATGCGCCGTAGGGTCCACGCTCATCGTGACCGCACCTTCAGCGGCCTGCATGGCTCCAACCGCAAGGCCCGTTTTGATTGCGCCGCGCACAAAACCTGCGCCCATGACGCCGGGCAAGGGCAGATAGTTGATGGGGTCGAACGCCGCCGACACCAGCCCCGTCCAAAGCGAGCCGTCCTCGTCCTCCATGCGGCGATATTCGGTGTTCTTGTCGATCCGCTGCTTGATGGCGAAGGTCTGAGAAGGCGAGCGCGAGCTGAGAAACCACTCGGAGTATTTCTCGTAACCCTTCAATTCCCCTGTCTCATAGGGATTGTAGCCCTGCTGGGCGGGGATCATGTTCTCGTAATGCTGGTTGTAGACTTGCGCCACAGGGCCAAGCAGCACCGACGCGCCAATGACGCTCAGGGCGTCGGCGGCTGGACGAGCTGCGCCTTGCTGCGGCAGGGTGGCAAGCGGAGCGTATTCAAAATCATCAGCCATTCAGCCACCTATTGACGCGATCACGAAACCAGAAAGGAGTTTGTGGCAGCGACGACGAACTCTTGTTGCCGCCCCATGCAACGGGATTGTCGCGGAAATCGACATGAATGCTGTCCGAATTGGGGTAGTAGCCAACGCCGCCTGTTTTGGGATGCGCCAGCACTTGGTCGAGAAAGTCGCCTTTCTGCTCAAGCGTCATTCCTCTCAAGCTAAAGTCCATGGCGTTGCCGCTCAAATGCTGGCTGTTCTTGACCCCACCGACCTCGTGGTTGTGCTGTTCGCCACGGAAGCCCGACGTCATCACCAGCGCGGGATGGTCTTTCAATAGCGTAGTGGCAAACTCTTTGATCTCAGGCTTGAGGCTGTTGAACACCACTTGCCCTTGGATTTGCGTCTTTGGCAGCGCGCCGTCCTTGGATGCTGCGCCCGAACCAGACGTCTCGGCATAAGGCGTTGGGCTGGTCGGCGGACGATTTCCTGCCTCCAAGCTGACATTGTTGACGACAACATCAGGCAAGCGACCTTCGTCGGTGGACGCGCCAGCGGGAGCCGTAGTCGCGGATGCCTTGACGTTCTTCTTTTCAAACCGTGCGGGGGGCTCGCCTTGCGTGTTCTGACTTTTGATCAAAACGTCGTCGATATTAATGTTACGCAGCTCGACGGGAGTCAATTTTGGTTGTGCAGCTGCTACAGGCAACGGCGCGGGCGGCTGCTGCGATGCTGCGGCTGCACTCAATTCTTCGGATCCGCTCACGTCGGAAATTTTGTCGTTTTCCTGCTTGGTGCGCACCCTGTTGGAGTTGTTCTCGTTGATCACGTCTTGAATGTGCTGCGTCTGGGACGCGGCGGCTTTCTTCAAGTCGATCTGAACGGCGATAAAATTTTTATCCACAATGGGATGTTGCTGATTGTGAGAGTCGATGTAGGCCAGCGCAAACGTCCCGTTGCTCTGCGGCACTAATTTGACGTTGCCGCTGCCGTCCGCATTGTAGCGAGCGTCTTCTGGGATTTTAGTTCCGCCGGGCAAGGTGAAGCGGTTGGGCGGGCCTTCTGGCACAGGCTCAGAAAGCGTGACCGCAGCCCCATTCGCAGGGTCTATGACAGGCATGTTGGCCGCAATTTGCGCAGCTCGGTTGTTGGGGTCGATGATCTGTTTGATCAAAGGCGCAATGTAGTCGCGCGAGGGCTGGCCTTTTGTGTCCAACGACATTGGGGAAGCATTTTGCGATTTTACCCAAGGAACGATAGCAGACGGGTCGTTGCTGAACTGCAACGTGAATTTCTCCGCCGCAGATTTGATGGCTCTGTCAGGTTTCAAACCATACGCTAGCATGTTTTCAGCGTTGTAAAGCAACGAATGCCGAGCATCCGCTGGCAAATCAATGTATTTGGCTCCTTTCAAATAGCTGTCAAAAGCACTATACATATCGGTTTCTTTAAGGGTGTCGTTGCCCAGCTTCATTTCCGCCAAAAGCTTTTTTCCGCGCTCGCCTTCCACAACCGGCACATGATTTTTAATGGCGGTTCGCGCGATAGTTGCTGCGGCTTCAGGCGTAGAGCCGCCTATGGCCATGCTGTAATGCTCCATGAAAGCGCGGTCGGCGTCGCTCATGGATTGCAGGCCAACCGCCACAGGCCCTCCAGTGTTGCCGACGGTCTGCGAGTTTTTGAGCTGATTATAGACTTCAAAGCGGCGTTGAACGTCCTGCGACCCCAGCGCGGAGACGCCAGAGAAGAAGTTCTTCACCAGCTCGGATGGCATGAAGCCAAATTGCTGGATAGTTTTTTGCACGCCATCTGGCGTGTATAGGTTGACGTTATTGCGACGACCCCATTCCTCTACCATTGACTCAGTAATAGCAGGCGATTTACCGGGACTGTGACCGCGATAGCCGTCCAAATATGGTTTCATAAAATCGTTGAACACGGCTTCGGTTTTCTGCGCATTGAACGTCGAAGTCCAGTTACTGTGGACCTGTTGCAGCTGGTTGATCAAAGCCTGCCGCTGACGCTGCGAAGGCAGATTGTCGTTGATCCATTTGGCGTCCACGCCCGCCACTTGACCATTGGGGTCGTAACCGCTGAGGACGCGGATCAGGCCGACGAGGTCGCTGTCAAAAATCGTGTTGTTGCCGATGCGGTCGCGCACCTGTTTCATCACGGCGGCGGACGCCATGATTGACCTGTCTTCGATTTCGCGCACCTTGGGGTCGTAAGAGCCGCCATGATTTTGAGCGATCAGCATGTCGCGGTCTTGCGCTAACCTCATCAAGCGGTCGCCTTCGGCTGTTATCCCGTTTGCATAAGCGTTGCGCGCCTGATCCTCATAATCGTTGCGTATTTTTTCCGCGTCATGGATTGCCACCTCACGGTCGCGCTGCGCGTTAGTCACGAGGATATTGCGTTGCCGCTCGGCGATTTCGCGGATCATGGGAGCTTGCAGCTTGCCCGCAATTTCGGGAGGAAGGCTGCCCAAAACTGATTTAACATGCGTTTGCATCAACACCCGAGCTGCTTCGGGATCATTAATTTTATCCGCATGAATGCGATTTAGCTCCAACTGCGTGTCTTGAAACACGACGTCAGCGTAGCGGGTGTCGAGCAGATCGTTGTAGATTTTAACCGAACCGCCGCCAAATGTCTCAGGCGGAGGCATCCGCTGGTAGTTGCCCTCCGCGTCCTTCATCAACGGAGCGGAGTAGGCGGCGATTTTGGCTTCTTTTTCGGACTGATCCTTGTATTCACGAAATCCTTGATCGAACACGCTTTCGCCAAGGTTCTGCCCCGCCTTGCCAATGTAGGCTCCAGTGTCGGGCAATTCCGTGCGAAAACGGCCGACCAGAGAAGTGCTGGGTTGGACGCCGATTTTCAGTTCGCTAAGTTGGACTGGCATTTACGCCTCACACTTTGTAATAATTGTATTGGCCATAGCCTTTGACCAACGAAGAGCCAGCATTAAGAATGCCGCCAGCCCATGCAGCTTGAGACGTCATGCCCGCTTTGGCCGTAGCGAACTGGCCCTCAACTTTGTTGACGCCAATCTGCTGAGAGATGCGGTTGATCTGATCATTGGAGTTAAGACGTAGCGTGGCGATGTCCGTGCGCATTTGCCGATCATTGAACTCTTGCGCGCCCTGCAAATAAGAATTGTTGGACGATACGCCCGACGCCGCGATGGAGGACTCGTTGACAGCGCGCAGCCGACGCTCCTGCTCCAGCCGTTGACCCTCAGTCTGCTGCGCTTTCAGCATAGTCATTTGCTGCTCGTCTTTGAGCTGTTGGTTCTGAACCTCGATCTGATAGTTCCTAAACGCGGCTTCACTTTCAGCAGCGGCAGACGATGAGGCTGCACCCACGACGCTGGATGCGGCAGACATGGCCGCGCCTACAAGCATCATTTCAACACCAGTGCACATTATCCCACCACCTTGTAACGCATAGCCAAAACGCGGACGGGCAAGGGCTCGTCCTGTGTGATCGTGATGCTGGGCTGGCGCGTGTAGCCCTTCAGATTGAACCTGTAGACGCCGTTGGCGCGCGCGGGCGCGGACTCGATGCTGTCCACCACGTCGCGCAAGATTAGCTGCTGGCCCGCAATGGTCAGCGACAGGGAGCTTTCCAGCCAGCACAGCACCTGAGCAATCCGCTGAAGGTCGCCGAGCTGCGAGCCCGTGGGCAGTTGCAGATGCGGTGGCATAGTCTGAAGCGTCGTCGTGTAGTTGTAGCCGACCGTGATGCTGGTCACGGCGTCCGATACGGTGATCTGGTTTGAGCCGTTTACCGTAAAGGTGCCCATGAAAAATTCGCCCGAGATCACGCAGACGCTCTGACCCGCGTAGCGGCTGTCTACCGTCCACGTCGTCTGAGCCGTCGAGTTGGTGTAAGTCATGGCGCAATCAATCGACAGGCTGTCGTCAGGTTGAAGCTGCTCAAGGTAATAAGTGCCGTTGCGCAAGCACACCATATAGAGCGTGTTGCCCAGCCCACAGATGGAATAGATCGTGTGTCCGCTTTGCAGTTGCCAGGGCGTCCAGCCCGCTAGCTTCTCGGAGCGCGCCGAATGGAACACGGCCAGTGTGCCGTCGGCCTTCAAGAACAAAGCGTATTGTTCGCCGCGCTGCGTCGTGCCTTGCAAGACCGCCAGCTCCTTGGGGTCTTTGATCATGTGCCCGACGAGGAACGAGACGTTGGTCGAATTGTAGGAGGCTTCGACGTCCGCATAGAGGAACTCGCGGATGGTGCGCAAATTCGCCTGAGCAAACAATGTTGCGCCGTCGAACGGGGCAGGGCGAATGCTTGAGCAGCCAAACGGGGTTTGCCGCACCACGACAAAGTTGCCGGGCGTCAGGGTCTGCTGCGTCGTTTGACGCGGGCAATAGAACTCGCCTGCGCCCGTGAAGATTTGCAGATGGCGGTTGGACACCAGATGCTTGATGGCCGAGCCCTGATCCGAGCCAATAGTAGCTTGGATGCTCTCGTTCTCGAGGCCGTCTTTCACTTGGAAGCAATAGAAGCGGTTGATCCAAGAGGACCAGATGCCTGTTGGCTTGGACGGGGAGCCCCCGAACCAGAGCCGCTGCTCGTGGAACGTGACGGCTTTGGGCCAGCCGCGCACGGCGGAGAACACCTGTTCATACCATTTGCGAGTCGGCATCCCCGCCACTTGAAAGCGCACGTTGGGTCCGCCGCCGTCGATTGCGCCCGTGGCCGACGTCGTCACCGTGAAGGAATAGGAATCGTTGTCGATGACCGTGATGGTCTTGGTGGTGTTAAACTCCGTCGCGGCGATGGTCGTCGCGCCGCTGCTGGCCGCCGTGACGATGGCGTTGGCCCCAGAAATCGTGATGGTTGCTCCCGTAGAAAGGCCATGCGCGATATGCGTGACTTCCACCGTAGTGCTGCCGACCTTAGTGCGGAATGGGTTGGTGTCGTATTTGCCTTCCAGCGTGCCGTTGATGGTGGCCGTGGCCGACGTCGTGCTGGCCACCGCCGTGATGGTGACTTCCGTGTCGTAAATTTTGAAGCGCGCGCCGACGTGCAGCGAAGAGAACAGGGCCGTGCTGCATGTCAGCGTGGTTGTCCCAGTGGAGGCTGACGAGGTCAAAGTGGCCGTCGCGTCGAGGAACTGGTCGTAGGGCTGGAACACAAAGTTGTTGTTGATCGAGGTCTCAAAGGCAAACAAGCCAATGGTCCAAGACGCGGAGGTCACGCGCTTGATGGCGCGCGGCTGGTAGCTGGGGTGGCACAGGATCAGCGTGTCGCCGAGCTGCGCAAAGGTTATGTCCGACAGTTCGCTCAAGGCCCAAGGGCTAGTCAGGGTGGCAATCAGCGCGCCCGCTGTCGAATAGATGCGCGTCTGCGCCGCCTGAAGCGCGACCAGATAGCGGTTGTCCACGTCGTAATCAAAGGGGATGACGCGCGTCGCGCCGCTCAGGGCGGCCTGATAGTTGGTGCCGGGCCTGCGCATGACGCCGCCCGTAGCCAGCAGCGCATAGTTGAGCAGGCTCTGCGCCCCGTTCTGATAGGCGGCGGTGTCCGCGCGGCCCTTCATCTTGGGGTCCAGCTCGCCGGACGTAAAGTTGGTTTGCAGGATGTTGAACTTGGCCATCAGTAGGTTCCGCTGAGACGGCCACGGCGAGCGTCGGTGAACCTCGTTGTCTTGATGTGCTTGGTCGTGACGCTCTGAGCGTCGAGGTTCTTGGCCAATCCAAACTGACGCAGCGAGCGTTTCTCGAAACGTTCAGCCAAATCCTCGCGGTCGCCGACGGGCGTGGACAGCAAGCTGGCCAGCTCATAGACGACGAGGCTGACAAAGTAGCCCGGCCATTTGCTCTCGTCGTTCAGCACCACATATTCGGCGTAGACTGCGTCGGTGCTGGCCGCGTTGCAGACGATCTTGTCTTCCATGCGGTCGTATTCGATGGGCTCGTCGCTGACGGTGACGGTCTCAAGGATGGCCAGATCAGATGGCAGTTGATAGGCCGCATCCCAACGCGCGTCGGGCGTGGCCGACAGGCGGGACAACTGGGCTTGAACGTGAGCAAACCGCCAGCGGTAACGGCTGATCAGGTCTTCCACCACGCCGGGATAGATTTGCGCCGCGCTCTCGGACTCAGTCGAGCCGTCGCTGAGAGAGCTGATGCGCTCGGCTCCCAGCAGGACCAGTGCCCGATTGATGATCTCGATGTTGGACGCCATGATCCCTCACATTTGAAAACGAGAGGATGAGCGTGGTTGTCAAGACTCAGCTCACCCTCTCGCCTATTCCCCCAACCCCCGAGGGAAATTAGGTGGCAGTTACGCCTTCAGTCGCAGAAGTCGTAACAGTCGCAGCACCAGTGGCGGACGTTACAAAGATGTTGTCGAAAGTCGGCGTGCCGCCCGTCGTCGCAACAACGTGAATAATGTCGAACTGGCGCAGCCAATCGGTGACGTTGTTAAAGTAGCCAGACGCCGTAACGGTTGAAATGGTGTCTGCTGTTTCATAGGTGAAGATTTGCTTAGACGCGCCAGCCATCTTCACGAGTTTGGTAGAGTCGAGAGCCATGATGAAGTCCTTTCAAAACTAAACGGGCAAGGAAGAAGCTACGATTACTCGTAGCATTCCACGCGCTGCACGCCGAGGTTGTCGATCAGGATTGCGCCTTGGCTCATGTTGGCGTTGTAGAAGAACGCCGCCTTTTCCGCGATCCAATCCCACTGGGTGGAGACTTCCGCGCCCGACGCAAAACCAAGCGAGCTGCGGTGATAAGCCAGTGTGGAGCGAAGGTTGCCAGATTTGCCAAGGCCGGAGTGGGTATACCACATGAAGCCCATCCAGCGTTTGGCGATCATGCCGCCTTTGTAGGGCAGTTCGTCATAGCCGACATAGTCGGCGTCCGAGAACGCATTGATGCCAAGCAAGTTGGTCCACTGAGCAGGCCCAATCACCCAGTAACGCTCGCCATCATCAGGGATGTCCGAGTTACCAAACAGGTTGAAGGTGACGTTGATCTTGGTGGTGGTCAGGCCGTTGCTGCCGCTTTCGGTCTGGGTCTGCGAAGTGGTGGCGGCGGCTGCGATCAAGAGGTCGTCGGTCTTACGACCGAGCGCGCCAGCAGCCGAGGCGACAACCGCGCCGCGTTCGTCGTGCTGGATTTTCAACTCATCGAGCTTGTCCACATAGTCGGCAGCATAGTAGTCGGCCAGCGAGCATGTGACGTTGGTGTGCGCCAGAGACATAGTCGGGACCATGCCGTGACGGGATTTCTGCGCCGCAGTGCCCTTGCCGATGATCTGGAAGGTGGTGTCCTTGCCGACTACGCCAGACTTGGAGCGGACGGTGTTACGCATCTTGGTGCCCATACGCTGATAAGCCAGATGGACTTCGCTTTCGAACTGTTTGACGAAGGCTGTATCAATAGACTGAGACATGGTGGTCCCCTTTGTGTTCCGGTTTAAGGTTCAAAGGTTGTCCGCCTGATGCAGCCTATTGGAGTTGTCCTTGCGGGCTCCTAGACGCTTGCGGGCCTAGTAGGCCCAAAAAGACAGGGCATGGCTATTTGGACAATGCACAAGTCAGGCCATCATCGTGTAAAGCACGCCGCTGGAGATGAACCCCAGCCGCCGATAGAACGCGTCCGTGCTGGCGGGATTGATCCCCGTCGAGACGCCAAAGCGCAACTGCTTGGCTCCGCGACTGAAGCAGAAGGCCGCAGCCGCCTTGACCAGCCGATAGGCGGCGGACGACCCGCGATAGTCAGGCGCGACGTAAAGGAGCAGATCAAACCCATATTTGTCGGGGCCAAAGAAGAACTCGCTCACGCCGCCGACAAACATGCCGACGATCCGCTCGTCCGACTCTGCCACGATGCAGCACATGTCGGGCGAGTCGAGCAGCCTGCGCTCCAAATTGCGGATGTGATAGGGCTCGAACGCAAATGGAGAGAAGTCGCTCTCCATGTGCATGTTGGCTCCCATGAACATCAACTGGGCAAAGTCGCTCGGTTGATAGAAGCGGGTCTTCATTTGCCATACTTCTTGGCAAAGTAATCCTCGACCCGCTTGACGATCTTGGCATCGCGTTCGGCGGGATGCCAATAGGCCTTGCTTTCCATCAGCTTGCGGATTTCAGCCTCCGACTCTTCGGCGGGACGGCCAGCGTCTCCGTTGTTGACGTCGATGGTGGCGTCTTTGCCGCCACGCATCATGCGCTCCAAGGCCTTGATGCCCGCCGCCGTCGTGCCAAGTTGCTGCACCGCAGCAAACTCTTCCTTGTCGTCAAAGGTGGTGTTTGCCCAGTTGTTGATGCGCTCGATGCGGGCCGTGGCGTTTTCGCCCAGCTTCTTCACCTCGTCGTCCATCTTCGGCAGATTGGCGGTCAGGGCGGTAACATACTGATTGATGCCGCTCTGGAACTCATCCTGCGACAGACCGCGCTTGAACGCCTGTTCGCGCCACCAGCCGACCAGCTCGTGCTTGGCCAGCGCGTCGTGATCCACGCGGTTGTCGTCAAACTTCGGCAGCTCATACTTCTCGTGCGACTCGGGACGGTCCTTGAGCAGCGTGACGGCCAGCTCTTCGTCTTTCTTGCCGCGCCAGCTCTCCAGCTCGCCATAGCTTTTGGCGAGGTCTTCGGGCGACTTGAATTTCTCAGGGAGCCACGCAGGGCGGTCGCCCGCTGGCTGGGTGACGGCCTCAGTCGTTTGCGTCTTTTGTTCCGACGGGGACGTCTGGTCTGACGCGGGAGCGTCGTTTTGTGTGATCATGCTCATTTGGGGGGTTCTCACTTAAATGAATGCGGGCCTGAATGAGATAGACGAGGAAACGCTGGCCCTCTCTGTGGCGCAACTCGTCGTTGGTAATGGCTGGTCCGCCCGCCGTTTCGATGGTGATCCGACGCAAATGCGCCAGAACCTCGGCTCCAGCCTGCGAGCGGAACACCGAATGGAACAAGGCGTTGAGGCGGTCCTCTTCCTTTGCGGGGCGCAGAAGCCCGTCAGGCCCTTGGCGGGCTGGCACCTGTGGCATTGGGAGGGGGCTCCTGTGGCTGATTGGGGTTGGGGTTCTGTTGGGCCATGGCCTGCTGCATCTGCTGCATGACCTTGGCGCGTTCGGCTTCCATGCGCAGCAGCATCTGCGGGACGCCCAACTTGTCGGCCATGTAGACCGAGACTTCCTCGCCCTTGATGAAAAGGTTGGTCATCTGCGGACCGAACATCTGGCCAATGGACTGGACGTAGCCCGCCACCGTGGTGACGTCCTGATGCTTCTGGGCCTGCGCCAAAGGCGATGTCGGCATCACCTTGACCTGACGGCCATTGACGGTCGGCAGCTTAATGCGGCCCTGCTTTTTCAAAATCCAGACGACGCGGCGGATGAACTTTTCGATCAGCTCGGTCTGCAAGCGTCCAAACGCGCTCCCGATCTGGCGCGACAGGTCGGCCATGCGGGCCGAAACTTCGGTCGCCGAGGCGGGCGTCTTGTCGGGATTGCCCAGCATGTCGTTGTAAAGGGCGCGTTTGATGTTGGCGCGCATGTCGGTGAGGATCAGCTGCGCTACGTCAAAGTTGCCAGCCGCCGTCAGAGAGCGCATTTGAGAACCTGGGGCAATCGGGATGATGGTTCCCGGCAGCAGCTCGATGTTGTCCACGTTGATGACCCCGTCGTCCTCCGCCGTGTAGATACCCGAAATCGCCATCTCGGCATTCTCAAGGATCAGCTCGACGGTCAAGTTGCACGTCTTTACGGCGGGCATGGCGTTGAGCAGCGGGCCGCGACCCCACGCCTCGCCAGCCATCTTGGACCAGCGGAACACGATGAACGGGTTGGATCCGATCCCAGTATAGTCTTGCTTGAGGATTGTCTCGGACGTCGCGCGGTCGATGACGTAGAAGCACCACGTCTCGTCCACCTCGTCCCAATCGCGCATCACGACTTCCAGCAGCTCGATCATCTTGTCCTCGTTGTTGTCGAGGGAGTCGGCTTGATCCTTGGTCAGACGGGCCTTGGGGTATTTTTGCCTGATCTGGGAGACGCGCAGTTTGCGCTCACGCGCCACATAATCCACGGAGTCGTCGGGACCAACGTCGATGTAGAGCTGTGACAGGGGGATCGCGGTGCAGCGAATTGGGTGTAGGATGTCATCGCCCTCGTCCACATGTAGCGTTCCAGTGCCCACTGCCAGATCGAGAAAGGCTTCCGCCACCTCCTGCGCAAAGTTGCTTCCGTTGATGACGTCAAAGATGTATTCGGTCACGCCCTGCAAGGCGGCGTTGACCTCCTCACGGTCCTGCTTGTCGATCTCGGAGCCAGCTTCCAACTCCGACCAGCGGGCGTAATTGGGGCAGATGCCCGCTTGCAGGCGGCTGGCAAACTCCTGCACGCCAACCACGGCGGTCTCATCGAAGATTTTATTGGTGCGCCGCTGAGCGTTGGCCTGCAAAAAAACGCTTTCTTTCCCCGGCATGGCGTATTCGTAACATTCCTCGAACATGTTGAGCCACGGCTGCTTGAGCTGCGACGCACGTTTGAAGCGGGCGACGGCGATGACGCTGTCGTCCTTTTCGGAACGTTCGGTTGGAATGGGCGCGCTGGGGATAATGACTGTCATTTTGATGCCGGACTGAGAAAGCCGCCAGTGTTGGAACCGAGAAGGGAGCGCGTGCCGTAAAAGCCGTAGGCTTTCGACTTGGCCAGCTCAGTCTGCGAGTCCTTTTCAGAGGCGAGCTTTGCCGCGTTTTGTTCAAACTGCGCTTGCTTCTGCGCTTCGATGGCAGGATCGGGTGGTGGAACAGGGGGCGGTTTAGGTGCGCTGAAACACATGGCATACTCCTGATGTTTTCAACCGATGCACCAACTCACCGTTTTATTACAATGCACTGGTCAGGCGGCGGCTGCGCGGACGGCGGGCCAGCACGTCGTAATTGCCCTTGGCCTGCACGGGCCGCTGCGCGCCTTGGCCAATGGTCAGGCTGCGGCTTTCTCCGCCACCGCACAGCGCATATTGCAGCGCGTCATGGACGTGGGAGAACTTGTTCTTGTTGGGAGTGCTTTCAAACCGCTCGGTCCCAGAGACTTGCATCCGCCGATAATGATAGCCGCCCGTGAAGCCTTTGCGCAGATTGACGCAGCGAGGGTCCAGCAACATGCTGGGCTCCTTGTCGATGACGCGCGTCAGCGGGTTCGCCACTGCTTCAATGCGAAGTGCGGGATCGTTGGTGGGAGCCGCCCGTGCCGTGATCCCCGCAGTGCGCAGGATTTGAAAAGGGGTGCGCTCATCTGTTTGGGCGCGGTAATCGCCTGCGGGATCGCCCCAGACATGATAGCTGAAGCCGGGGAACTGGATCGCGCATTCGGTGCGCACCAGCTCCGAGAAGCGGACAATGCCCATGTCGGTCGCCACCAGCTCGCGCAGGATAAGCCAGCGATGACGAACGCGCTGACAGAACACGGCGGACGGGGTGAGCCCGAAGTCCATGCCGATAATGATGGGGATGTTGGGAACGGGTTGCAGCGGGTCTTTGGCGACATGCACATCCTCATCGAAGTCAGGATAGACAGGTTTGCCGTCGGACAGAGACGCCAGTTTGTTCAGCACATAGACGGCGATCCAGTCTTTGGACTTGCCTTGGATGATGCGGGAATAATAGTCGGGGGTCAGGTTTTGGATGTTCTCGGCCTTGGGATTGATCTCATAGCCAATCACTTCGCGGTCAGGCCCATAGGTGGGGACCATGCCGCCGGGCTGGTTGAAGAACTTCCAAGTCTCGGGCTTCACCAGCATGAGGGCTTCCTCACGGCTGATGTGATCGGGCAGGGGGGCTTCACCCGCCATGATCGGCCACCAATGGTCATCGTCTGGCGCATTGGTGTCGGCGATCACGCCATACCATGACGGCCCGCCGTCCTTCATTGAAGGGTAGCGGCCCACGCGCATGGTGCAGGCGTCGATGATGGACTTGGGCAGCTCGCGCGCTTCGTTGACCCAGACGCCCGTCAGCTCCAGCGATAGGAGCTTCTTGACGTCTTCGGGCCTGTCGAGGGCGAGGAACAGGATTTCCAGCTCCATGTCTCCCTTGCGGAGCATGTGTCGATAGGGCGGGGGGTGCATGACTATCGGACCCCAAATGTCCTCGGGGAACCATTGCAGCCACGTTTGCATCGTCGTGGTGCGCAGCATGGGGTAGGAGTTGCGGACGATGGCCCAGCGGGAACGGCGGATGCCGTCTGGCCCCTTCTTCTGGGCCAGAGCTTTCATGAATATGCCGACGCAGCAGCAGGCCGATTTGCCTGAGCCAACCGGACCGCGCAGCGCACGAAAGAATGAGTCGTCGAGCAGGAACTGCTTGAGGGTTTCCCCGCCCGGTTTGTAAAAGAAGCTCATTTGCGCTTGGCGTTGATCTTCTTCAGATTGGCCTTGTCTTGCTTCATGTCCGCCTTGGAGCCTTCATACTTCTTGCCTGCGCCGACCTTCTTCTGGCCAGCCTTGTCGGCTTTCTTGTCTATGGCGGTTTTCTCGTATTGCTTCATCGTCATCTTGGCCATGTCATTTGCCTTTTGATTTGTTGCGTTTGGAGATAGCCGCCGCCTTCGATTTGGCGTCGGCTTTAGAGGAAGCACCCCACGCCTTGAGAGACAGGGTCAGCCGAGTGGGCTCCCCATTGGGCTTCTTCTCAGGGCCGGGCATGTTGCCCATGCGGGCAAGGAAGCTGGCTCGGCGAGGGTTGTCGCCGGACTTCACGGGCGGTTTGAGGTCGTGGCCTTCCTTCTTGGCGGAAGCCCGACCCTTGGCGTTCAAACCCCCAGCGGGGTTCTTGCCTTCTTTGCGCTGCCAAGCAGGGGACTTCGCCATTAGACCAATCCTCTGTCGAGAGCTTTTTTGATGATGGCTTCGCCAGTCGCTGGCCCCATTGCGTCGATCAGCTTGTCAGCTTCGTAGTCGGTAATCTTTTCAGTGGGGTAGTGGGCGAAGTGAACCGTCTTCACCACTTTGCGTAGGCGTTCTCGGTCCACCACGGACAGCCGACTGGACCAAGTGCCTTCATCTTTGGGGGTCAGAAGCAGTTCAGCCACGAGGCTTCGAGGCCTTCACGGACGGAGTGGCCTTGCCAGCCTTGAGGCCAGTGCCGGAGTATTCGCCGCCAGCCGCGCCTTGGCCCAAGGATTTGTCTGCGGGACGCAGGGTAGGGTGGCCTGCCGCGCCAAGCATACGGGAGTCCGCATATACGTTGCGGGAGAACCCGCCTTTGCCTTTAGCCATGTCACTCTCCTGTTTGTTGGCTTTGAGTTCAACGGTCTCATCAAGCAGACCAAATGGGTTTTTGTTCATGCAATCGGGCCTATGGCGTTGGAATTGGCGGAGCCAGAATTTGTGCCATTGGACGCAACCACATGAACCGTGATCAGCTGCCCGACCTCGGTGGCCGTTAGCACATAGGTCGAAGCCGTCGCCCCAGCGATCACCGTGCTGTTGCGCCGCCATTGATAGGTGTAGGAGCTGGGCGACCCAGTCCACGATCCCGTCGTGACAGACAAGGTCGATCCGCTGGTGGCCGTCCCCGTCAGCACAGGGTTGACCGTCACGTTCACATTGGAGGGCTTGCTCTTGGCAGACCCACCACTTGCATTGTCAAAGCCAAAGCTGTGGCCAAACATCAACGTAGCCCGACGATGCCAGATGCGGTCGTGCCAGTGGCCATCACCTTCTGGATGCCGAAGGCCAAGACGCTGCCAGCCGCCACGTTTGTGAAGGTCACAGCAGACGCATCGCCATCCAGCACAAGAGCGACGTTGCCGCCCGTGCCGACGTAAATCCCAATGAGGTCAAGGACAGTCGTGTCGCTGGGCGTCACAGCCTTGGCGTGATGCGCCACATACATCGGGTTAAATTCATAGACGCTCATAAGGCGGCTCCTTTGTAATCGTGGAGCTAACCTGTCACAGACCACCAACTGCTAAAATGCACTGGTCAGGTATAGAGGAGGGGAAAATAATCGGAAGGGTATAGGCGGGAAACATACTGGTGAGGGTTGTCACCTAAGCCGAAGGCTAAGAGTTTTTGACCCCCCCTCGTCTATAGAGGCACCATGGACAGGTTTTCAGCTCAGGTCGATGGACACCTGTAGGTCGCCCTGCATCTGGATCTGCTTCCTCTCGATGGGCTTGAACCCTGCGCGATCAAGGATGTCTGCGGCACTCTGCATCTTCACGAGTTCACTCTTAGCGTTACGAGCCAATCCAACCATGGTCGCCAGTGCTGCTGGTGCGTGCCTACCCAGAGTGAGCATGGTCTCATCATAAATCGCTTTACATATCAATGGGTTCTTCATGAGGCGATTGGCTTCGACGTGCGCTGATTTCTCTGCGTAACCAGCCTCTACCGCTGCGGCCTTCAGCTGCCCGCCGTTCGCTACATACTCATCCACGAAGCGGCTCTGTTTGTCCGTCATTCCCTTGCGTGGCTGATACTCGATGAGCGACAGATCAGTGTTGGACATGGTCTCTTGTTCCTTTCTCAATGGACCCCCCTGCCCCCCAATGTGAGGGAGTATGAGATTGTGTCAATGCACAGGTCACGGAGCAAAAGGGGGGAAGACCCCCCTCGATCTACGCCCAGCGGATAAGATCGGCACGAGTGACCTCGTTCAAGAACAGTTCGAGCTTGGCGCGCAGTCGTTCGATATAGGCGTGTTGGCTACCGATCTCAGCCTCAATCTTGATGATCTGCGCATACAGAACGTGGCGGTCGTAAAGGTTCTTGCTCTGCAAACAGGCCAATTTGGCGTTGCGAAGTTGAGCCAACATCAATGTCTTTGATTTATGTGTCATCGTCTTGCTCCTTAAACAGAAACCAGCCTCCTTGCTGGCCCGCGTAGTGTCCATGTCCGCAGCTCGGCGCAAGGGCGGCTTCTTGGCCGCTTGCGAAGCCCTTGAGCAAGAGACCGGACATGATACGATCAGCGGACAGCGGAGAGGCCGACGCTCCGCAGACGCCCGGCGTCGAGGACAGCGGCGACATGATAGGCGTGACTCAGCCATGCGTGTGGAGCAGAAGACGCTTTGTAATGGAGGCGAGCTATGCAATCCGAGGTAGAGCACCACATGCACTACCCCTGCACGGTATGCACTACCCCTGCACGGTTTGCCTCGCGCGCGTATCCTTACCTATAGATAATATATACTAGATATATAATAACCATTAGCTCACCTTGAGAGAGTATCCCACGCTCGCAAGCTCGCCGCTCGCCATGACGCTGGGGTGGCGTCGTCTGGTGACGCAGAGGAAGGTCGATTGCCGCCCCGCGCACAGGGGCTGGAGCGGCTTCGCTGGTTCAAAGGCAGATCGGTGGCCCTGCACGCACTGACAGCCTCTGGCGGGCTTCTCTGTGGCTCGACAGCTGCACCGATCCGTGTCCTGCACGACAAGAGGCTGCGCCGCCCACAGGCGCGTTTGCAGCTCCTCGCTTTTCAGTGCGGCAGGCCGGGCATCGAGCGGCAGAGACCAGCGTCATGATGCTCCCTCGTCGCCTGATCACAGATTGAAAACAGAACTTCACAGAGAAGGCTTAACTGGAGTCGCGTCCCCCAATGCTTTCCCACGGCAGTGATGCTGCTTGGCCATAAGTCGCCCCTGTGGAACGCGGACTCATCTCGCTGTGTCCCTTAACGCATCACGCACGCCCTATGGCTGTCAACGGGCAAGCCGTTCCCCTCGCTACGCTCGGTGACATCCAAGATGCGGCGAGATTGCTGGGGACATCAGCGGATGGTCCGCTGACAACCACAGGAGCAAGACATGACCAAGAAATCAACAGACCTCGTCAACGCAATGGAATCCGCTTTGACCGTTTTCGCTGGTGAATTTACAGATTTTCAACAGAAAGTCGATCAAGACGGCGAAGTCACGATCTACAACGGAATGGCCTACATCCAGCGTCGAATGCTGAACGGCATCTGCTACACCGCTGAAAAGCTGATCGAGGAGCAGTATGAAACGCTCGGCACTGCGGGCAAGAAGCTCGCCCGTCTCGTCCGCTCGCAGGACGGCAACGAGATCGGCACCAAGCAGATCGAGGATCAGACACGTTGGGTCCAGCGGTTGCAGCTGCAAGTGGCGGTTCTGACCAACTGCTTCGAACAGGCGAAGGCCGTGCATCTGAAAGAACTGGGCGAGGCCTACGTCCCTTATCGCCAGCGCACCAAGCCAGACGCCGCCAAGGCTGCGATCAACGGCGAACCCTCAGAGGCTCTGCGCAACGCGATGGCGATCCTCGAAACTCTGGGAGCCAACGTTCCTGATCCTACCGCCCTGCGTATCCACTAATCCCATAGGCTGGGGGCTTCGGCTCCCAGCTTTTCCCTTTCATGGAGGACGACGACATGTCGCACGACATCAACAATCTCATGAACCGCTGGCGCGAGGGTCTGCTCGCACACACCGAAATTCTTTACCTTCTGATTTGCATCAATGCGGAGACCACAGACGCTCTGCATCAGGTGCAAAAAGTCATGCAATCAGAGTTTTTGTCTCAATTTCCAACGGAGGACGACCATGCCAACTAGCATCATCGACATGATTTCCGAGCGCAATGATCTGCAAGCCGAGTTGCACCAGACCAACGGCTACCGCAACCGATGGGAACTGCAAGAGCAGATCAACGCGCTCGACGACCTCATCGATTACGAGCTTGATCTTTACGAAACAGAGAAGTTCAACGCTCGAGTGGCGTTAGCCGACTATCATCCCTGATCTAACGAGCCCGCATCCTTTGGGATAGCGGGCTTTTTTTATGTCGAACAAAGAGATAAAGTTCGGAAAGGTGGCACCCAGCCCGACCCGCCGAAGGCAGGGGAGGGGGACGGAACCAGCTGGGGCGACCCAGAAAATTCCTGGGCCCCACTTACATTTCACCGCAGTTTCCAAGGATTATTAAAATGACTCATCTGATTGAAGATTTCGTAGAACTGGTTGTCATCGCAACATTCCTCACATCGCTAATGGTGTGGATGGATTGGGCATTTGCAGGCTTTTGAAAGGATCGCATCATGAAATACAAAGTAGAAGTCGGCATCACAGCCGTCAAAACCTATGTGATCGATGAGCATGTCTCAACGCACACCACTATTGAATACATCGCCGCCAACTATGATCAACTGGACAAGACCTTCAACCCAAGTTGCGAGCGAGAAGATTGCACGCTGTTGAGCATCATCTTGATTGACGACAACGGAAAACCCGCAAGGATTTAACTGCATTCGTGCAGCAACGCTTGCCATTCATACTGCAATGATGCA